AATTCCGTCCTGGTTACTGTGTTTGTTGACCCACCAGACATATTAAACCTCTCTTACCCATTTCCTGGGCCTGAAACCCAACGCTTGAGCTTTGCGATCCCAGCCTTTACGCCACGAATCAAAGCTGATAGTCCTTGCGCCGCCTTCTCGTGCAATGCGGAGAACATGATCCATGCCTGCATCAAAATCTCCCTTGCCATAAGCGCACCAAATATGCAAATTATCGCCGATAGGCTGCAAAACAACAAAGCCGCAAGGATAAGTATCCTCAACAAAGAGCCAAAGAAGTGATCGCCCTGCAAAACAGTCTGCGTAAATGTCTTCGGGTATCCATGCCTCCGGACTCTTTCTGAGAATGACTTCCAATCCCTGCCTGACAAAAGGCCAGATCTTGCGAAGATTCTCCGGCTTAATGTATTGAACATTCATCCAACCACCACATAACCGTAGATCTTGTCGGAGGTAGCATTAGGAAAATGCGTAATCGTCGCGGACCCGTTCGTAACCGAAGAGATGTAAACCCCACCGTTAGAAAACCCATCCACAAACTGCATCGTGGCAACAACCGAAGGAGTCGCAGGTCTCGTCGGACTCGTTTGAGTGGGGATGTGCTCGATAATGACCAAAGTTGATGTTGTCGCCCACATTAGTTCGATGTAGTCATTCGCCGCCAGGTCTACAAAAAAATTGAGCGCGGCAATAACGTGGCCTTTTATTGAACCGTGTTTAGAGTCAATCGAAAATCTCGAATTGCTGTTTGCAACGTTAGTACCATTCTTTCTGATCCAGACATCAACATCCTGGATTTGCGAGTCATCGTTTGCAAACTGAATGGAGAACTGAAAGTTGTACTTGCCAGCAGCCCTTACATTGATCCTCGACGAGTTTGATAGGTAGACATTGTTAGACAGATCGGTATTGGAAAGCGTGATTGCGTAGGCTGTTGTTGTGCTTGCAGCCGACTGATCGTTAACATCGAAAAAAGATCCGTATGGAATGGAATCTGCGTAGGCATTGGCAGAGTAAGGAACAAGGATGATCTTGCTTTCTACCCCTATTCTCGCGTCTGTAATCGTGGTTGTGGTGGCGTTTCCGGTATTAAGCGTTACCGTTCCCGTGTTGTTTGTCTTACCGTCCATGATGTTACGGACGATTTCGGCAACCGCTCTCGCATCGCCACCAAACGGAGGCAGCGTACGAAAGATCATCTCAGCCCCTGCGGTACAACCGTGACATCTATTCCAACAGCAGAAGTCCAGACACCAGAAGGCCTTACCTGCAACCGATGGTAGGTTCCAGAAGAGCGCAAGCCTATACGATTGTCATCGTTTGCCGTATAACTCGAACCCGTGAACTGAGCAACCTGGCCCAAACGCTTTCTCGACGAGATTTGCACTGAGCACGATCCCGTATCAATCACGGGTCTTACTAGCGTCACTACGCTAGGTGTGTCGTTGAGCGATAAATCAGGTGTAATGATGTTTGCCGTTAATGCCGACCCAGAGAAAGCCACAATCTTCGCGCCTAGCGTCCCTGTAAGCAGGTTGGATGTAACCGTATACCCAAACGAATCAAGGCTTGCAGGAAGTGAATCAAGGCTTCCGTAAGCGTCTAATTGCTCTAAAGTCAGGCCAGACGATGAGGTTGTTGTGATGGCGGTCGAGGATGAGATCGTATCTACATTCACCTCGCCATAAGACCACTTATTAAGGTTGAAGTTGTAGATCAGGACGTTTGTTGACTGACTTGTTGTCTTAAAGCACCAGATAACAAGGTTTTTAAGCGGGTCAATCGCCGAACTCATCGTAGATAACTGCGATATATCCACGTTGTTAAAAAACCACCTATCTACCTTCTCGACAGAAATAGACTCGACTGACTGACCATTGCAGCGATAAAACCCGTCATCAGATAAAAAGAACGACATGCCGCCGTACTGGATGATCGAGTTGGGCTCCATACAACCTAAGCCCCTAGAGATCGTGTCGAACTGAAATACAAGAGGGCTTCCAACGTAGGACATACGGACAACCGCACGATCCATATACACAAGACCGTACTCACCGCCCGTCAAGCCCTTTACATGCCCACCGTCAGGAATGTCTTGGTAATCAGACTGTGTGAGAGCAGATGGTGTCCAATCGGTTTCGTCTCCCAACGCGCACCATTCAACACGGTTGGGGTAAATCGTTGACCCGTTGTTAAAGCCAGCAACCACAAAGTCCCTGACCGTAGTGACGTATCGAGACTTAGGCGCAGCAACCCCTAAGTCGGCAAAGAGGGTCGATGAACCCATGAGGTAGCCCTGGAGCCTATCGCCACCGTTAGCTGCAATCACTCGGTTGCCAAACTGCGTAAACCGCCACTTCTGGTCCGATGGTGTTGTGTAGCCACCAGACTTCGATACATCAGACAAGACTAGGTTCGTGCCGAGCTTGAATAACTTAGAATCGCCGCCAGCAAAGACTGTGACAGCCTCATCAGGCGCAGATGCAGCAACGACAGAGTTAAGCGTTTCTGATGCTGCGTTAGACCACTCAGAAGGGGCAGGAAGCGGTCCGTATCCTACCTGCTGTGGAATGACGTTCTTGGCATCCACAAGCGCACCAGCCACACCTGGCTGATCGGGTAACCACTCACCAAAGTTAACTCTCATCGTTTAGCAAGCGCCATCGTAAGAGGAACGCCGGAATACTGGCTCTCCTCGTCGGATCTCGTAAGCGCAGTGATCGCACGATCATACAAAACACCCCAGGTCTGCAACCGAGGGTCGTTCATAAGATAAGGCTCAGCCTCTCCTAAAGCGCCGTACAGAAGCGCATCAGGGCATACCGTCAAGAAAAGGTTTGTCGTATTGGAAGACGAAAGAAAATTAGGCGCTGCGTAGTAGAGGATCTTGATCGTGTAAGTGCTATCAGGAATTGGCGCAAGCTGAATGGTCGAGCCGAGGATTGTGTAGAAAGTCGGTACACCACTCTCGTTCGTCCTGCCGTTCCTGATAAAGATGCTTGGCGTTGCGAACGTGATCGGGAAGTCGGGGTCAGAATCAACGTACACATCCCTTGCTTGCAGGAAGTCAGTAGGGAGGTTAATTGTTGCGCCGCCACCTGTAGCCGTGACCGATGTCTGGGTAAGCATCTGGCGCAGACGTAGATCTCTGCGTAAGCGTATTTCCGCGAGCTGAATGAAGTCTGGGACCGCGGTAGTAAGATCATCTCGTGAGAGATAATTAGCTATCGTCGTTTGTAGTTCGCTGTAAGTGCTTAGGGCCATATTCGACATCGCTCCATCGATATTCGTACGTCCCGATGTGTCCTATCTCAAGACTCAATTCGTGATCCACGAACGTCTGAATACCGTGATCTAGGGCTTTCACACAGAAATGCACATCTTCGCCAATTAGACCACCCGCCCCCCATACTACATCAAACCAGGGTTGCGGCATAGCCTCAAACACAGATTTATGGGTTAGAACAACCCCAAAACCAACAGCAGTTACAGCCTCAATACCCTTCTTCCCGCGACTCTCAATCTTCTCAAAGATCTCTTTGTCTTGATGAAAGTTAATGGCTGTGGGCAAGACAGGCTTTCGTCTCGTTACCGCGTTAACACCGACGATTTGCTTTCCGTGAGCTAACAGACGCTCTAAGGTGTTCTTCGGGAACCTCATATCTGAGTCAACCCAGAGGATGTACTCAGCACCGTCTGCCAATGCTTCTTTGGCTAGAGACTCGCGCTGAGAGAAGATAAGCGTACCTGGCGCTGTGTAGAGCAATAAAGCACCGCCATTTTTACCAACCCGATTAGCACCGTCATAAGCAGCTAATCGAGCCATGTCGAAAGATGTGCCGGTCATCATCGTGTCCCTGCATGGGACGCATAGAGCTATTTTCATACTTTTCCTGGCCTCGTCCTGAAGTGTCTGTTCTCTGGGTCATTCATCCACGCCCTGAATCTCTTATCGTCAATCACCGCGAAACCACGCATGATGCCCTTGGCGTTTAGGTCATCAACCACAACAAATGGAAGTTGTGCGTAGCGTGTCCATTCGCCCCATCGCTCACGTTCGTCTGTCGCGTTGTACAGGGCTTTATTCTGCTCAACGATGTCAGTTATTTCCTGCGTTCTCTGGAACACAAACTGATCGTCGGTTGCGTGAAATGTTGTCTTCGTGTTCATAAAAAAAGGGAGGTTGTTACGCCTCCCTTCTTTTTACCACAAGTTTATAACTAAGCGGTCTTCAGATCCGCGAGGATACCGTGAGCTGCTTCGTTACGCATCTCCATCGTGAACTCGGCAAGGATCTGGGTCTTCTCAGAGTCACCAGTCTTTGCAAGCTCGTTCGTCTGGAACGGACGGAGGTAACCAATTGCTGCGTACTCAGGATCAAGGATGAACGCATCACGGCTACGAACGAAACGATCAGGTACAACAGAGATCGAACCGAAGTCGCTGAGGTAAACGTCAGCAGCGCCGATGATGGTTGTGGGAGCATCCGAAGGAGCCATGTAACGCTGCGCTGCGATACCAGCAAAGGCAGATACCGTCTGCTTGAGCGCAGGACCAACAACGAGGATCTTGGGACTGCCGCCAGAGGTGTAAACCTGCTGAACGCCATCCTTGAGGATTGCCTCGGTAAAGGTACGGGTCGTACCGTCCGAACGGGTCGAAACACCGATAGTGGTGGGGTTAGCACCATCCGAGGTGTTGTAGTTCGAGTTGGTCTTGAGCCAAGAAAGCAACGAACCCATCTTACGAGCGGTCGATGCGCCACCAGCAGAACGGCCCTGGTTAGCAGCAATGATCGTCTCTTGGTCACGCTTGAGTTCCTGCGAAGCCTTCGAGAGCTGATAAGCCTTCTCTGCGCGGCGACCTGCAAGATCAACAGCCATCATCGTGCCGGAAACCTGGATCGTCTTAGCAACGATCTGGGTATAGTTACCGAGACGGGTTGTGGGCGAAAGCGTTGCAGCCGTAGCATCGTCACCTTCAACCTGTGCGTTGTTGGTTGTTGCTGCTGCGAGGGTATCCGTCTGCCACTCGTGGTAAACAGCGGTTGCCTTCGTGCGAGCAAGCGACGAAAGGATAGGGGTTTCTGTGGGGCTGATGTTGTAGATAACATCGGTCAAGTCCTCACGCTGACCGACAGCCGTGAAGGTTTGGTATGTACCTGAAGGGACAGCCATTTCAATCTCCTAAATCATAAAAATCGTTCAAATACTCTGGCAGCGTCTTGACGAGATCCCGTCTTCTTTAGCCGCGCAAAGTCCTGTTTTGCAGCCTCTGTGGCTATGGTCTTACCTGTTGCGTTCCCAGCCCTTAGCATCTTGGGAGCCTCGGTAACCTTCTTGGTTACACCAGGCTTTGCCTTCTGCAACTTCTGGTACTGGCTTGCCATCCACAACGTCAATACAGCACGAGAGTCCGTTGCGTTAGCCAACTCGGTATCTGAATACCCGATTGACTTTGCAAAGCTACGAAGTTCAGACCGAACCTTCTCACCCTTCTCAGGATGGGCATAGTCAGGAATTGCTTCTGCAACCCTCTTAGCCTCCTCAACAAGATGCTTCTCCAGGTGTGCCTCGCGCTCTGCCTGTTGCTCTCTAGCAATGCGTTGCTGCTCTGCACGAATCTGCTGGACCTGCTTTTCCTGCTGGGTTCGTTCTGCGACCTTCACTGCGTAAGCAATGGGATCGGTTTCCTTCAAGCTCTCAATATCCTCGCCACGCATTTGTTGGCTCAGGAAGTTATCCATTGCCTGCAAACGCTGCGAGTACGCATCTCTCGCCTGCTTTGCTTGCTCGATTGCGGTCTTTTCTGCCTCTACTGCCTTCCGCTGCTCGGCAAGCTGATTAGTCTTTTTGTGGTAATCCGTACCCTTTTGGTAGCCTTCGATCAGTTCTTGGAGGGTCACCTCGCGCTCTTCGCCTGCTGCTTTGACGATAAAACGCTGCTCCTCCTCTTGAACTTCCTCTCCAGACTCCTCGGACTCAGATTCACTGGCAACAAGTTCTTGCTCGTCTGTCTGGTCTTGAACTTGCTCCTGCGGAGGTTCGCCACCATCCATCATCCCTAAGAACGCATTTGCTGCCTGTCCCACCGTCAAGCTAGTCCCTTGCGGGTTGCTGCTATCCATAAACTAACCTCAATTCAAAATATACGAAACCGTTTCTTGACCATCTCGCCTTCGGCGGCAATAGCCTCCAAACGGGCTTTTACCTGGTTGACTGCGCGAATCGAGCTGTAAGCCTCTTCACGTTGGTCAATCTCATCAGGATTGCTTCGGATGATACGCTCGATGTTGTCTTTTTCCAACTCAGCAAAGACTTCTTGCAAAAACTCATCGCCCAGTAATGCCTTGGCTCGTTCCCATCGTTGTGTCATAGCAGGCTCTTTAGTTTCTCTTTAGGCATTCTTGCTTCATTAAGGGCTTCTAAGAAGTCCTCACCGTACTTGTTAACTGCTTTTCTGCGAACGACATATTCACCACGCTGTAGCTTGGCATAACCCTCGTCTGGCCCGTCTGGATTAGGCCCAAGTAACGAGCGAATCTTGCCACCTTTCTCGTAACCGACCTCGCCATCTGGCTTTTCTTCGTAGTCTGTAAAGCCTACGATCTTGCCGCCCATAGCTGCGCCGCTTTGCACCTGCTCATTTGCTGCTTGTTGAGCCTGCTGTGCTGCCTGTTGCGCTAACTGCGTGTTGGTTTTAGCCCAGTCGTAATTCTGGAGAATCCCTGCTTGGTTGAAGTAACCAGGCTGAAACTGTTGAACCTGAGACACAGCCTGCGGGATACCAAACTCTAGCGTCATTGGACGAAGGTTTGTGTAGCCAGCAGCACCAGACTGGAACTGAAAGGGAACCTGTTCTGTAGGTGTTGTCTTGTAAAAGAACCCTGTGGTAGGCGCAGCAAGACTTGTCTGACCACCACCTGTAGCGAAAGGAACGAAGTTGGTTGCAGGCAGGTTAAACGTTGGCGGCATGTAGTCCGCAGGGTTGAACGTACGCGGAGGCTGAGTCGTGCCAGCAGGAGGTTGCGTGGTTGTTTGGCCTAAACCAAGAGTGATAGCACCCTGCACATCTGCCTCTGGTACTCCCATTGCTCGCAGCATGTCTGCTGTGACTTTGTTCTGGTTGTACCAGTCAACCTTTTGTTGGCCTGTGAACGTAGACCAACCGCTAGGAAGCGTCATCCCTGTTGGCAAATCCCAAGATGGAGGTGGCGCGGTTGTTGTTCCTAGCCCAAGCGTCTTTGCGTAGCTTATGTCTGACTCAGGAACCTTGTAATCCCTAAGCGTTTGCTCAGTAACCTTGTTAGCGTTGAACCAGTTAACTTTGTCTTGCGGAGTGTAATACTGCCACTCATTAGGCAAGCCAAGACCTAACTGCGCTGCCATGAGCGTAACTGCGTCTTGAGATGTATTCCTTGGTTGCTCAACTACGGTTGTCGTTGGAGGGGTTACTGTCGTTGTCGGAACGGTTGTATTCACGCCGAGCAAGCCAGTCGTGTTAGTCGTATTCGTCGTATTCGTTGTGGTTGCAGGAGGAGGCGCAGAAGGTATACCCAACAAGTCATATGCCGCTTGGTTAGCATTAGCAGGGTCTAACTCAGCAATCTTTGCCTTAATCTGGTCTCCTGTTATACCGGCCTGCAAAAGCGTTTGGACGTAACCCTGCTTAGTAGACAGAGGCGCAGCAGAGTTCCACTGCAATCCAAAGATGTTGTAAGTTGGTGCGGGAGGCGGAGTGTATACCGGCGGTGTATACACAGGCTCTTGATAGACTGGTTCTTGGTAAACAGGCTCCTGATAAACAGGTTCTGGTTGCGTGTAAACCGGCTCTTGTTGGATAGGCTGCTGAACCACTGGAGCAGGTGGGTTGTAACCGTTACTTAGCATCCAAGTGATGTCTGACTCCGGCACACCCGCGCCAACTAGTTCCTCAATCGTCGTTCCGTTTGAGTTAAACCACGAGATCTTTTGCTGTGGCGTATAGCTTGTCCAGCCAGAAGGTAGTGCGGGAAGTGCCATGATCTATCCTGGGATTTCAATGTTAGACGTAATGCCTGCGCCGACTTTCATAGCCT